CAGAGTTAAGGGGCGGCGGTAAACCGCCCCCGTTTTGGTTATTGCTTTATAATCTCGCACAACATAAATTCCGTGCGGTTGTCAACCGTGGTTGTTCCGTTGATAATGTTACGTTCTTGCATACTTTCCAAATGGTTAAATCGGTACGGGGCGACCTTTTTATTGTCGCCCCTTTCCTCGGTTAATTATTCAACTAATGCGGCGTTGTTGACTACTATGTTGCCACTTTTTGCCGTCGGGCTTCCGCTATCCGTGCAATTGTTCAATTCAATACGGGCGTTCGCTCCGCACAAATACCCATATTTTAAACCGTTCAAAGATATACAATTTACGAACTTACCAAAATTTTCATCCTTCCCGGACTTATCGCCGGAAACGTAATAATTGTTTGCGTTGTTCTCGCAAATGCAACCAATCACGAATATTTGCGAACCTCTGCCGCCCTCCGCCGCCGTTGCGCTTCCAACTAATGCGATACCGTTATTAACCTGTTTACGGCAATAGGCGTTATATATCGTATCGTGGCAACCATAAGCGGGCGTTAATCCGGCTTTTACGTTGTATTCAAACAATCCGCCAATAATGGTTGTTTCGCAACGTTCGTGGTCGCTATATCCGTCGTCGTTATTGTCGTGGCTCCAACAATTAATCATCGTTGCAACGGTATGTTTCGCCAATGCCGGGTCAGTCGTTGTGCTGTGTGCGTTGAACCCGTCCCCGGTACTCGAACCGCTAAACGC